AACCGGCGACATTGCCAACATCAGTGACCGTGCCTTGCGTGTCACAGTGAACGAATTTAGACGCTTGGCCGAAGCGCGCCAATGGCAAATCATCATCCCACAATACTGCCAGCGCGTGGTAGATTGGTTTGCCGAATTGATGGTGGCTTAGATGGGGCCTTGTTCTACGGCTTCGCTTACGCTGCGCATTGACGCGTGTTTGCCAGCCTTTGCCGTCGGTTATTGCACAAGAATACCTGCTCCATGCCGTGAAACAATATCCAGCAATTTCAGGGCTAAACCACTTGGACGCTTTGCGCCACTTTCCCATTTTTGTACTGTAGACACGCTGGTATTGAGCAACTTGGCAAAAACGCTTTGGCTCACTTGACACTGCTCACGTAATACGCGAATCTGTTCCGGTTCAAATGCCAGTGGCACAGAAAGGCAAGCAGCGTCAAATTCGCGCAATGTAGTTTTATCAATTGCGCCGACACGAAACAAGGCTTGCGCCGATTGGTGTATTGCCTCAAAGGCTTCACTTCTGTACGATTTATGCATCATCATTTATTTCCATCCATTCAGAATGTTCCAAAAATTGTTGCACTTGCTCATCTGTCAGACTGGCGTAAGCTACTGCCAATTTGCGAAAATATGTTAATTCGTCACGGGCAATATTGGCCTTGTCCTGCTTGCTGAACAAATATTCCAACACCCAGCGATCTCCTGATTTCGCCAGAATGATTGCGCGATGGCGATTTTGGTTTATCCGCTTCTTGAATACGCCTCCGCCCATATCTGCAGCTTGTCCAAGTATGGTTTGTCGCACGGCATTCAGCAACGTTGCATCGTCTATACCTACCTTGTGCGCAGTCTTGGCAAACCATGCGGTTTTGAAGATGCGAACGGGTTTTTTCATGGGTTTATTATAGCAACAAGTGCTACTATTGCAAGTGTTATTTCACTGTGCTACAAACCTAAGCCTGCCTGCTGCAAGGCTTGCAGGGGATTTTGAACAGCCAGCCTTGCTGGGTTTTCATCGGATGCTGCGACGCTGTCTTCATCGGGCGGGGTCGGTTGGGTTGCGCGGCCAGGCGGCGCGGTGGTGCCGGACATCATTTGCGTGTCCATCAGCTTTTTCTGCCAATGCTGTAATTGCGCTTTGGCACTCGTCGAATACGCTTGTGACGGCACTGGCGTACTCAATGGCGGCGGCTCGGGTAGTTGTGGCAAGGCGCTCATGGATACTGGCAAGTTGTGTCCGCAACCCATCAGAAGTATGGCGCAAGCGCTGGTTTTCAGCACGCAAAGCACGCTCGCGCGTTTGTGCGGCGTGAAAGGCTTCTTGGTAATTTTTATCAATTTGCAATTGTGCCGCATGGGCTGCCTCCTGTAGTTTCAATTGTTCTTCGGCATGGTGGCGCTGCCATTGTAGTAACTGGTTTTCCATGCGCCAGCCTTGCACCTGCCAAGCCACACTGCCTGCAAATATACTGCCCATCAAATAGGCGGCGGCAAGCCACAGAAAGTTTCCCATGATTACATTCTCCACCAGTTCCAGCACCAGTACCAAAATACTATCATTCCCATTGGATTCATTTTTTATTCTCCCATGCACATGTGATATTCTGCTTGCCTGCGTTGGACCAAACCGGGCAATACCCGCCCGCCCGCACGGTTCCAGCGCAATAATTCATTGCATGCGCCTGCATAATCGTAGCGATTCAGTTTTTTAACCAGGGTGGAGCGACAGGCAGCCGTGGGGCCGACGTTGTAAGCCCACGATACGTAAGCATCCCATTCGTGCGGATGCAGGGGCACTTGGATGCACAGGGCCAATTGGCGCTCAAAAATGGCCACATCGGCAGCCAGGCGTTGCAAGGCGCGTACGGGTTCTATGGTGTCGCCCGCTTGAACCCCCGCTGTGCTGCCAAAGCCTATAGTTTGCACGCCTACGCCGTCGTCATAGGCTCGCCCACGGTAGCCTTCAAACTGGGCAATAGTGACCAATCCAACGGCGCTGAGCGCCAGTGTGGCTATGCCTGTGCGCTGCCTGCCATTCATGGCCGTGGCTCCTTGGGGGGCAGGATTTCGGGGACATCCAGCAGCAAGGTGTCTACTGCATCCCTTATGGCTTGCTCGGGTATGGTGCACATTTTTTGGGCGACGTGCGCGGCGGTTTCTGGCCCTTGGGCATCTATTTGGGTTTGCAGTAGGGCTATGCGCATGCGCCGCTCGTGTAGCCGCAATTGGCTTTCTTGTGCGGCCAGGTTGCTTTCGTGTTCGGCACGCTGATCGGCTTTGCGCTTGTAAATAAAATTGACGATGAGGCCGCACAGGGCGATGAGTGCGCCGATTAACCCCAAGGTCGCATTGGAGGTGAGCCACCCCCAAAACCCGCCCGCGGCTCCGGCATAAGTGGTTTTGTGGGCGGCAGCGGCTATGGTGTGGAATGTTTCGGTTTTCATGGAGAGTTTCAATACGCCTAAAAATCGACTACGCGCTGTTGAGCTAAATCAATCAGCCGCTCGGGGCCAGTGATTTTTTGCCCAGTCACTGGGTCTGTACTTTGTTGTCCACCCAGGGCGATATACCGGTCTTTCAAACTCCCCCCGCCTTTGCCGTAGAGGCTATCGAGTATTTCTTGCAAGGTGGCGCGTTTTTTGGTGTCGGTAGTCTCCATAATCTCTTTGCGCAATTGGTTCAAAAATTGTTCATTTTTGATACCGGGCCCGGCTTGTTGCTGTGCCAAATCCAAGCGTTGCGCATCCAATCCCAAACTGGCATTGTGGCGTTGGTTTTGCGCGTTGTGGGTCATGGCCTGCATATTGCTTTGAGAATGCAAGCCACGCGCTTGGTTATCTTGTTCCAATAATGCGCGATAGTGCAGCATACGGGGGTCGTTTTGCATGACTGCGGCGGCGCGCCGTGGCCCCATAAAGCGGGTTTGCCACATGACTGACGATGCCGCTGTTTGGGCATTTTGTAAATCTTTTTGTCTGCGCCAGTCGTTGCCTGAATGGGCGACGGATGCGGCGGGGATGTTGCCCGCTTTTGGGACCTGCCTTGCCGCCATAACGCGCGCCAAAGATTCGCGCTGGCTGCGTTGCGCCAATGCCTTGGCGGCGGCGATATTGTGCGTGCCAGTTTGGCCTGTGCGGTTGAAACCAAAGCCGCTGCCGTCGGCAGTATCTGAATAGTTGCCGCGCCCGTGTTCGTATACACCGGGGATGATTTCTCGGGCGTTCGGGTGGATCGGCGCATCTGGGGCTGTGCCCGGCGTGGTGCTCACCGGCGCGGTATTGGGTGCGGTATTGGACGCGGTATTGGGTGCGGTATTGGACGCGGTATTGGGTGCGGTATTGGGTGCGGTATTGGGTGCGGTATTGGGCGCGGCAGGAGTATTCTTCTCCGTGGTTGGTGCCGCATCCTCAATACCAAACAAACCTTTAGCAAACTCCAAAGCGCCGCGTCCCACTGGCGCGCCGTAGTGGCCTATATCGGCTGCGGCATCGATAAAGGCGGCGGGCACGAGTGCGCTGGCCCCGCGTATCCCTTGGCCTATGCCCCGTGCATATTGGCCTTGATTCCAAGATTGCGCCACATCGTCGGCCATGCCGCGCGCGACTGCGGCTGTCCTTTCGCCAGAGACAAATTCCGGTTGCGGCTTCGGCGCAGTGTCAGCGCGGTACTGTCCAATCGCACGCCCACCGGCTCCTGTCATGGGCAGTGGTGTTTTCTTTTTTTTCGGCGCACCGGGCACTTGCGGTTCATTTTCTGGTTTCATGCAGGCGACTTTGGCTGCGCCCGCACTGCCTGTCAAACTCTGAACAGGTTAATCCACATCATGCTGATAACTGTGGTTTTCGCTGTACGATGCAGAGTTACCGGAATTGGTAGACGCACCCAGACTGGCGCTAAAGCTGACACCGGCCATAGCCCCGGCGGCCAAAGTGGCGTGGGTTTGCGCCAGCATTTTGACCGCCTCTACCTGCATGGCTGCGGCGCGCATCATTTGTTCCATATCGGCAATCACTTTGCGCATTTGGCCTTCCCACTGGGCGATATTGGCTTGTGCTTGGGCCTGCCATGCGGCAATCTGTACCCGTGCGGCCTCACTTTGTGCGCCTGCTTGGGCGACGTAGCGCTGGGTGTTGACCTTATGCACCTCGGCCTTGGTGGTAATCTCGGCCAGTTGGGCTTGCACATGGGCCTTATCGGCTTCGATATTGGCGATAAAGGCGTTCAATTGCAATTGCTGCTGCTGTACGGCGGCGGCTTGGTTTTTGAACTTTATATCGGCGGCTGTAGCTTTGCCGGAAACATAGGCGCTATAGGCTTGCGCTTGGGCTTGTACCATTTGGATTTTGGCGCTCTCGCCGCGCATCTGGCTATCATAGGCATCAAAGCGCAGTTTGTCGGCTTTTAAGCGCTCGCCCACGGCTTCTACTTGTGCACGGTAAATGTCCACCTCTTTTTTCTGGACATCGGCCTCTATGGCTGCGCCCTGCATTTGGCTTTTGTAAATATCGACTTCCAGCGCCACAGCCTGCCACAATTGGCTGAATATTTTGATGCGCTGTTCGTTGATTTGGCCTTTCGCCAGCTCCCCTTCCAAGCGCATTTTTTGCACTTGTAATTCGTGTGCTCTTTCGTCCAATTCCATTTTACGCACGGCGGCGCTGATCTGGCGTGCATTTTGCTGTGCATTGTAGGCGGCTATGCGTGCATTCAACACCGCCACTTGGGCATCCAGCTGTACCTTGGCAGCCTCAAAAGCGCGTTGTGCCATTTGTGACCAAAGGCCAATCAACACATTTTCTGCGGCAATCGCCTGCTGGCAGGCAAAGCGCAAGTTTTCAATATGGGTATCGGTAATCTTGATGAGAATATCGCGCGCCAGAGTTTGTTTTTGCAGGGCATGCTCGGTACGTATCGCATCGACGCGCGCCAACAATGCACCGGGCGGCAGGCTAAAACCGCGACTGGAAAACTCCACCATAGTATCAGATACTTCACGCGCGCAAGCCACATCCTCCCGTGCGGCGGCACGCTCCCACAAGGCTTGCTCTACGGCGGGCGGCAGGCCAGTACCCCCCGCCCACATGCGGCGCACAACCGCTATCTCCTCATCCATCAACACCGGCTGATAAGGCATTTCTTGCCATTGCAGCACCGAGGACACCGAAGAAGCGATAAACTGCGGATTATCGTCTTGGAAAGGTGCCAGTGGCGTGTAAGAAAATGCCGGAATCACCAACTCTTGCAATACCGGCAGACGGGGCTTGTGCAGCGCGGGCGCTTGGGGCAGCGTCAAATCTTTATGCTGGGGCGCAGTCGGCATATTCGGACTCGCCAACGCCTTGGGCGCAGCCGGATAATTCAAATGCGGAAAATGCAATCGATAATCTTCGATATTGGGCGCAACAACCGCTGGAATTTCTTGTGGATTAAAATGACTGCGCCCCATAAAGGGGAGTCTGCCTAAATCCTTGACATCGATATTTGGCAATTGTAGATTGCCTATTTTGAGTTCTGGAATGTTGGGCGCGGGCGGGCTGGAAATGCCGCCCAATTTCATTTGAGCGACCGTTTTAACTACATCTGTCGCAGCCTTTGTGGCATTATCGCGCAAGACATGCGCATTCGCCAAAACCAAGTCCTGTTTTGACATGACATGGTTGTGCATATTTTGGATAAACTCATTGTTCGATATGTAGGGCATAGGGTTCCTTATAGCCTGCGCTGCGCATAAAGCACTTCGGCTTCCAGGCTGTGCAGGGTAAAATCGCCGCCTTGGGTATTTTCTATAGCAAAGCGCCAATAGCGGGCATTCAGTCCCTTGCCGATGGTAATGCGGTTGTTTATCGGTTGCGCAGCGGGTGCGGCGGGCATAGTGTAGCGATAGACCGGCCAATTTTGCCCGTAAGTTTCACAAGTCAATTGCAGCGGCTGCTGTGCGGTATAGCCAGCCAGTATATGGGGCACTCGTTTTTTCAGCGTAGCACCATCATTGTCTTGTCCGGCCAACTCGCTAAAACCATATTGCACACGGGCTGCAATTGGTCGCCCATTATCGCTATCTGCATCCATCAGCATTAAGCCGTTGGGGCCAGCTGCAAAAATTTTGCCGTCAATTTGCAGCATATCGGTAAACTGCCAGTTGTCCCAAAAGTACACTGCATGGGTGCCGAGCGTCATCACCCAACAGGTGGCGGCGGCATCTGGTGCAAAAAGGGATTCGCGCACATGCACGGTGGTTGCCAAACGCGGCCAAGACAGCCCATTGCCGCTGATCCGTTCGCTGCAGTGCAGTGTTTCGCGTAGCAGCACATCCGGCCTGCGGGTAAAAGCACTGGCGCGGCTGTCCAAGTGCAGCGATTCTTGCAAGTGCAACACGGTATCGGCGCGGACTGCATCTTGCACATGCAGCGATACAAAAACCCGCGCCAAACTCGCAGCCTGCGCCCGCCCGTCCACATGCAGACGCTCGGCCAGCCGGTCTTGGGTACTGGCGTAGCCTTGTACAGCATCCTGCACCCGCAAAACCTCTTGCAAGCGCGCATCCGTTGTCATCGGCCCCACGCGGCCACTGGCGTGCAAAGTATCGCGCAGGGCGAGACTGCTACTGGCTTGGAGATTGTCGGCCACATGCAGGCGTGTGTGGACGAGCAGAAAAGCGGCCTGATGGGCATCCGCGCGCGCCTCGATGTGCAGGGTATCGGTAAGCGAGACGGTCGGCGCAATCCCTTGCAGCGTCCCCACGCGGCGCTCGGCCTCGCCTTCGGCGGGCGGGGCGGGCAAAACAATACTGGGCACCGGGCCTATCAGTTGGGCACCGCCGGATGCAGAAATGCCACTGCCACTGCCGGAACCACTGTCACTGCCACTGCCACTGCCACTGCCGGAACCACTGTCACTGCCACTGTCACTGCCACTGCCGCTGCCTTTTCCTTTTTTTCGCTTGGCCTCAGAATATAATTTGCCAAGCAAACTTTCTAAATCATCTTCAGGCAGTGATTGAAAATCAAAGTCACTTCCATTTAAATAATCGTCTGGTAATATGGTAAAACCGCTACTGCCACTGCCACTGCCACTGCCACCTACTTCTTCTGTTTCAAATCCTTCCCCAAAAATTGAATCGTCCGGTAAATTGCCTCTGAGAAAAATTTTTCCAATACGTGCGCCCGAACCTTTATTTATCACAATTTCCCATGAAAGCGCGCCGCTACTGCCGATGCTCCATGTCCCAGTAAATCCCCAAGTGCCGCCTGTGTACAGGATATGCGTTTCTACCGATATCTGTAATACTTCATGGTAAAAGATGCGTACCTCTGCGGGTATATGCGATCCCCATTCACCTCCCCCAAATACCGTGCCGCTGGCTGAACCATCCTCATGAAATTCTGTTATTTGCCAGCTACCACCACCGGTCACTTCATTGCCAAACCCGTCGTGTGCCCATTGTCCATTGAGGAACTCCCATGCCCCGGCATCAGTTTTTTCTCCGGTAACCGTGTTGATGATTTGTTGCGTTCGCACCAAGCCGGAAACCAGTGTTTGGCCCCAAGGCATACCAAGCGAGGTGAAAATGGGGAAATGATAAATATCGCCCAAAATATCCGGCGGCGCAATATAGACTTTCTGCGGTATGCCACATTGTATTGCACGGCGTGCGCCGATATAGTTGACCAGTATCCCGTCGGCTTTTACAATTCCACTTCTGACCCGTAAATGGTGCTCCATCATGGGCGCGCCAAACGCCAAGGCACGGTTAAAGTAATGCGGTTTCCCGTTGGCAGGCACGGTAAAACCGGCCTGCTCTAACGTCGTCTGCTCTTTTGCAGTGAAACCCAACTGCACAGCACAACGTGCGCTGGTCGCATCCTTGGGCAACAATGCGTGTGCTCCCGGGAGTTTTCCCAGCTTCAAGGCGAACTGCTCAATTTTTGTTTGCAGTACGCGTGGCACCAAAGGCAGCGACAACAAACCCAGAGACAGGGCGTGGTTTTGGCCGTCTATTTGCTGCAATGCGTTGTGCTGTTGTACCGCAGGCGAGCCAAATTGCAGCGCCTGTCGTTCTATCGCAGCGCCTTTCTCCACAAGAATTCTTGGGGCAGGCGGCAAGCTCTGGGCAACCCTCATGCCATGTCGATCATGAGGAGATGGCCGTAACACCTGTGCGCCGCGCAGTGGCCCCATTGCCAGTGCGTAGCGCGCTTGTTGCTCTGTCACATGGAGCGGAACAATGGGCAATTGCGCGCCGCCCAACGCGATTGCGTGGCGCTGTCTTTTATCCCACCATCCGTCACTGTCTTTGATTGGGGTAGAGGCTTGCAGCTGCCCCATTGCCAAGGCGCGGCGCTGCAGTTCCATCCACCCACCGCCTCGCACTTCCAGAGGCGCGCCTGCTACAGGTTCGGCCAAAGCCAATGCGTGGCGCTGTTTTTCAGCCCAATAGCTGTCGTCGGCTTTGAGGGTACCGACAATCTCAGGTGTCCCCAAACGCAAGCCATTGCGCGCCCGGTATGCAGCCCATGACCACATATCGATGTCAATAGTCTTGCGGGCTTGCAATGCGCCCCAGCCCAAGCCTTGTCGCTCATCCTGCCCGGCATCATCGCGTAGTGCAAACTTCCAATGGGCACCGCCTACCAGCAAGGCTTGTCTTTGATATGGGGATGGTTCAATGCGCACATGGTATCGTGCTGAAATTTCCCCCAAAACCAAAGCCTGCCGACCCGGGGCATACTCTCCTTGCGATTCCCCTGCCATCACATGGCGCAACAGCGGCCCGCCCAACTGCAAACCTTTGCCGCCCGTGTGGCTCGTAATGGCATGCTGCAACAGTGGCCCGCCCAATAATAGGGCATGGCGTTTATCTTTAAACCCGGGCCAGTTGTCTACCTTTATCAAATGACTCACAACAGCGACTCTAATGAAGAGTTAATTATTGAGCAGCGTAACGATTTTGGCGGAATCGGTTGCCCATTGCAGCGTTACCAGTCCACCATTGGTAGCAAACGGCACGCCATATAAATTACCCACGTGCAGTAATAAAGGCGAATTACTGTCGCTGCCGCTGTCTTTATAAATCACGGCACTGCCCACATTCGCGCCAGAAGGGATATTGCCAAAATCGACATGACCGGCATTGAATGTGGCTTGGCTGATGGTTCGATTTACCAATTCTACCGGATTGCCGATGAGATTTGCCGCGCCGCCCACATCGGTCAAGTAGGCATGTGCTGCATGGTACTGATACGCTGTTGGCAGCAGTGCCACCTTGATATTATCGGTCATGAAATCAATCATACCGTTTAAAATATGCTCCCCGGCTTTAGGGTAGAACGGGGGTTTCAGGCGCACTATTTTATCTTCTTCGTTGCTCCAGGGTAAAATAAATGGGTTGCCGGTTGTCGTTATTGGAAAACCTTGAATGGTGTCAAAAAAGAACAACAGTGGGGATGTCGCCGCGTCGCCAGTGTCCTTGTAAATTGCTACACTGTTCAATATTTTGCCTGCTTCTATGGTGCCGAAATCTGCATCGTCGGCATCGAACACGCCATTGAAAATGGATACATTGTTTAATTTCACGGTTCCTATCAACGTGCCCAATTGCGCTGCAAACTCATGAGCCTGATTGAAATTATAGGCGGGTGGCAGCAAGGCTGCGTGGATATTTTCGGTAAAAAAATCAACCTGCCCTTGCAGGATTTTCTCGCCGCCCTTGGGGTAAATTTGGTTACTCATGTGTGTGTACTCCTTCAATGCAACCAATAGGTAAAATATTGTCTGATAAATCCGTTATTCCGGTAATGGATTTTAGGTCCAGCGAAGATGCCCAATAGTATTTATCATCGCCCGTCCATGTATCCTGCTCTCTTCCAACCGGTAAACTGGCACGCCCTGCGAATACCCATTCATTGTTATATCTAGCATAATAGAATATGCGCCTTGTTGCAGGCACTTCGTCGTGTTTCCCGGGTAGGTTGTAAAATACATCCCCGCTGTCTGCAATCAAAGGCCCTATGGCTGTGTACCTGAATCTTGTGCCTTGTGTGCCATCTATCTGACCTATCAGAGTGGCTGAACGCGGGTCTCTAAGCGCTGGAATTGCCAATACCGCCCGATGCTCCCCTGAGGGGGTTTCGATGTGATTCAATGAGGTTGTTATTTTGCCAAAACCGTATTGACTGGAATCTGCATACAGTGAATCGGTGCCATTCATAAATGGGCATATTGAAGTAGACATATATCTTGCGTCAATAGAATCGGGCTTCTCCATTTTTACAAGGCTTCTTTTGGCGATCATTGGCCCTTTCAATGTTTTCCCAGCCGCTATAATTCGCACTTCAGCCCATGCTTCTAGTTCAGTGTTGGTGTTTAATTCTACCCAAGAAACCATGTCAGGATGCGTGGTATCTACGGTCATTAAAAATCTTACAAAACCTTGTAATTCCAAGTAATTTGTATTCATTGATTCTATTTTACGGAAATCAACGCTTGGTTTTGATTTAATATCATAACAAACAAATTCTTCACCATGAGGCCAGACAAGTTTGCAAAAATATTTCACATTACCCTGTATGATTCCCTCGGTAGGGCTGTTGTAAAAATTAAATCCACTATAATTGCTTATAATGTCATATTCATTATCAACTTCACATTGTATATATTCTAGAGATTCCCCGTTATACACCGGCAAAAATCGCCATATTGCCTTTATAGCATTTTTTTTACTTCTTTGCACTATTACTTCTTCCTTGTCCCCCCACGGCTTTGTTAAATACTCATATTCGACATTCAATTTTTCCGGATGAATGGGTACTGATTCACTTTCGACGATATTAAATTGACCTTCATTAAATTCTACAAAATGCAGTGTTTGTTCTTTTAATACGTGTGTACTTTCTTCATATTTTGTTGATTTTAGTTCATCGTGCATGAATGCCATTTTTTTTCCGCTTGCGGAAAAAACGGGGTTGGTAAAATAGCGTGATTTGTTTTCATCTATAAAATACCGTCCAATTTCTTTATAATTTTCGTTAAAATCCGATATATTACCTTCAAATAAAACAATATAAATACCACTGCCTGCATGTTTCATTAATTTAGCGGCCACGCGCAACTTTGCTACTTCGCCATTTTCCATCACCTCATGACATGAGAGAGGAAAAATTGAAAAATGATTTTGATGATCCTTTCCTATGTTTAAAATTCGCCCTCTCCATGTAAAAAAAGGCGGCAATTTTCTTTGTTTGAATAGATAATCGTTGGCTGTCAAAATTGAGCGAATGACAGCCCCTCTGGTGAAAGGCGAGCCACTCCAATATTCAGTCCCCTCAAAAATCTGACTCGCCGCCACCACCGGCTGCATGGGCGGGTTAATTTTGCTGACACTGGCCTCCAAACCATAGGGTGGATTTTGTTTTTTTACCACTTTGGCACCTTCGCCCAGAAAGCGAATGGCGCTGTCCATGCTGGGCCAATAGCTATTCGCGTCGCCTAACGTCCAGTCCTTTATCATATTGGCATAATGACCTGGGGAGGTCTTCCACCATTGCACGGCGGTATTCACGGCGGTCACATCGGCCCATGGCGCTTGTTGTGCATGGATATTTTCGCCATGCGCGGCACCATCGGCGGCGCGCTGTACGCGCATATCAAAACTGATATGCCCTTCTCTGAACTCGTAGCTATCGTGCCCCATAACCCCGCTGTATTTGGTCATGTACAGGGGCGATTCTGCCAACTGGCCTTCGGTACCGCGCAAGGGTGGGTTGAGTGGTGGTTTTCCTGCCTGGTTGCGGATGATATTGGTCTGCGCGCGCATATATTGTTGCAGGCCGGATTCAAAGGCGTGTTGTGGTCTATGGCAATACCATTTATCGTCTTCCGGTTCGCTGAAATTGGTCTCAAAGCGTTTTTTAAACTGCGCCGTCCATTTCATCTTTTTATGAGACCATTTGCGGGTTTTGTTTTTGGGGTCGCTGTCGTCCGGTAACTGCATGCCAATGCTAAAACCTTTTTCATTGGGCGGGTCGTTTGTGTCGTCCAACAACTCCCAATCCATATAGAATAAATTGGCCGCACAGATGCGCAGCGTGCCTTTTTTGCGCGCCTCTTGGATTTCTTGAATATCTTTTTCGCTGGCCCCGGCTTTTTTTACTTCTTGCAGATACAGCGCATCGGGATATTGGTTGTTTTTAAAACGGTTGATAATGACTTGGTTTATCGGTCCGCCGGGCGTACCCCAGCCTTGCGTCCCGTCGGGGTTCTTGGTCGGTGGCATACCCCAGCCTTTGGGGTTATCCGCATTTCTCGGGGTAATCACAAAACCTTCTGGCAGCCACACCAAGCGCACCAAGTCTATCGGTGTATTGGGGATTTCTGCTTGCGGCACGTGCGGCTGCGGTTTGCCGTGGATCTTCTTCAAGGCCAGTGGTCCGGCCACTTGGGCTGTGATATGGCCTGCGCCATGCGGTAATTCGCGCTGCAACTGCCATACCGGCACCCCGGCGCTATTGGCCATCAGGCGCGCAAAATAAAGTAGGCGGCGCGCCTCTTGCTGCGCTCCAATTATCTGCTCGCCCGTTTTGTGCGTACTGGCGACAGGCTCGGACAAATCGCGCAGTGCGTCATCGGACTGGCTCATGGCGAAACCACATCCACGCTGTACGCTAGATTGAACACATCGCCGTTATGCTCTACCCTATCATTGGGAAAGCGTGCGATAGACAGCAAAATGCCGGATGTGCCGCCCTTGGTGCTGTCCGACAACAATGCCGCGCCGCGAATGGTTATTTGCCCACTGGTCACAATGGTAAAAGTGGCGCGGTTCGCATCGTTATTCATGGTGCCACTGTCGGCGGCCCCAGCCTGCCACAAGGGGCGCGTGCTTTCGCTATAGCCTTCGCTGCTGCTCACCAATTCGCCACTGCTCACGGCAAAATCAGCCGCTTTTAAATCGGGATTGGGGGTATAAGCACCATCAAACAAGGCCAGATAAAATTGACTGTACGACGTACCGCCGCGCAAGGCGGCTTCCAATAAATAATTCAGGCCCGCCACCGGCACCAGATTATGCGCGCTCTCATGGCGCTCGCCCTCGTTGCTAAAATAATCGTAACGCCCTTGTATCATGGCCCCCATTTTGGGAAACAGTATCGCGCCATTGTCGCTATTTTCCCATTGGTGTTGTTGCAAGGCACGCTGAAACTCTTTGCCGTGCCGGATAATGTCTTTATGTATCATGGAATAATGCCTTTGGGGTTATGGGTGTCTTGTGCCAGTGTTTCGCGTGGGCCGCTGCGGGTTGCTGTCAAGGTAATCAATTGGCTGATACCTCGGTGCTCTATAATGGCGCTGTTGCCGGACAATTGCCCAGCCGCGCAACGGATGCGGCTGGCATTCAAGGGTAGTACAGCGCCCCCCGGCAAGCCTGCCATATGGCCTTGCGCGCCCAGCCACAATGCGCATGTGCCCCCGCCTTCTAAACCAAGGCGAGACCTGGCTACACTGCAAGCTGATCGGGCCACTGGTGGACTATCGCTGGCGCGTTGCAAAAACCATTGGCTGGGGTCGTCGCCCGCCAAAAAGTAAATACCGTCGTTTTGTCCTACATATACACCGTCTGCCACAACTTCCATCAAGCGAATGGGACTGGCAAAGGAAATAAAACCATGCGCGGCATGGGTCACATGCGGGCGCAAGGCATCAGAATAATAGAGGGTGTTGTTTTGTGCGACCAGCAAACGGCCTTTATAGCCACGCACATATTGTCCGCCCGCAAACAAGCGCCGCCCAAGCAGGCTGCATTGGCTGCCTTTTGGATAATGGCCTATCTGATACTGTGGCCATACTGCGTCAAATTCTTCGGCCACATACAGTATTTCACCATCGGGCGGGGTTACATAGACGCGCCAACGCCTGTTGCTGTGCAGCGTTAATGATTTTAAAACGATGCCGCCGGAAGGTTGGGGAATTTGTACCTGTCCGAGCCACACTGCCGGAGACTCTTCGCCGCTGGCCGCATCCACCCAAGACAGCGCCACAGCGCATTGGCCCGCCGCTATGCTACCTTGCGCCACCGCCTGCACTTGGGGCAGTAGGGTAGGGGGAGCAACCCCGGCCGGACGCGCTACGCTGTCATGCGCCTGCATGCGCCATAAGGCTTTTTCTGACAGAATGTAGAGGTCTTGGTTATATAGGGTGCAATCGATGGGCGCGGCACTTTCCAGCGTAGCTATAGGCTGCCGTGCCATACTGTATATATTGATGCGCCATACTGTGCGGCCCTGTTGTGCGATTAAATATCCTTGATAATCAAACAGGGTACTCCACCGATTATCTAAAGTTTTGCTCACCCCCCTGCGGCGATACATTTGCCCGGCGCGGTCAATCGTGACATTGATCGCATGGCGCACACAACCCGCAGGCAGGGCGGTTTCTTGCGACAACATATCTATACCATAGACTGGCAACGGTAGGGGGAGAGCGGGCATAGTGTTTTTAGCTTCAAGGCATAGAAATATTCAACTGTGGCACATCATGGCGCGTATCGCGCAATAATTGTGCTGTGGGTGCCTGTCCAAAATGCCGCGTAAAGCGTGACAAGGCTTCCATGCCGCGTGTCGGGTTTAAAGTTTCTGTATCGGCTACGCTGTAATAGCGGTACAGTGCCCAATCTATCAGCAAGGGATGGTGGGCTGCGTGGATTTCTGGTTTATGATAATCCTGCTGCATTTCCCTTAAAGGCCAGCGCGTGCATTCTAAAAACAACCAATCGCCCGTTTGATAATGCCCTATCGGGCTGATGGTGGTATCCCCTTGCACGGCAAAGCGCGGTGGGCTGCTGCTGTCAGTGCGCCAGTGGGGCCGGGTGCGGTCTAGGTATTGGCGCGACACCAGTTGCACCGGGCTGGTATTTCCGCCCGCATCACGAAACCATAATTGTTCAATTTCCAGTACCGCCGGATGCAGCGGGAAATGCTTTTGCCCCTGTATCAGGTAGACCCGGCAGATTTCTGGGTTATCGGTTTCAAACAGCAGGCGTGCGCGCACACAGGCTTCGCGTTCGGCTTCATTGAGCCAGTAGATCAATTGCGTATCTGGGCATTGGTGCCCCAGTGCGTTGTCATCGGCCAGCACGCGAAACTGCTGTTTCAATTCGGCCAGATTCATTGCCGCGCTTCCACAATACCCAGCACCTGATGGCGCAGATTTTCCAGCGAGCGGCGCTTATCAATATCCGCACCATAGCTGCGCGCCAATTGTTCCAGCGCGTCTTTATCCATCATTTGCACCGACAGGGCAATGTCTGTATGGGTACTCTCTTGTTGCCGCAACACCTGTTCGCGTGCTGACTCAGCCTGCTGCACCGCGCGCACTTGCTCGGCAGCTTGCCCATTATCTCTGTCTGGCACGCGCTCAAACTCCAAAAAGCGCAGCAATTGGGCCGCTGCGCGCGTGCTCACCACCCTCGTATCGCCAGGATGCCAAATGCTATCGCCCAAGGGTCTGCCTTGCCGATGCACGTAGGGCTTGCGCCCACGGTAATGCAAGGTGACAGTATTTTGCATTATGCCGCCCCTTCGACTATGGCATAGAGAAAGATTTCTATCAAACTTTCTTTGGCATTGTCTTCGCCCACGGTAAAAATGATATGGGCGCTTTTGGGCAGGGCAAAGCTGGCGATACTGCCGCCTACGCGGTATTTTCCGTGGGAATTGGATGCAATGGGATTGCCAAAGACACCATTATTTTGTGGCACACGCAAATCGTCGATACCATCGATATAAGCAAAGCCGACTTTAGCACTACCGCCAGTCATGTTGTTATTAACGATAGACATCGAATCAAAAATGCGAAAGCCCGCCGGTAAAACACCCAGCCGCACCACGTCGCCACTTTTCAGCGGCGTGTTGCTGTCGCCGCCTACCAATGCGCCTGTGCTGTCCGTTTGCAAGACATAGCGTAACACCGCCAGATTGCCAAAGGCGGTAGCTCCTTGCAAATTGCCTGCATGGGCTGGCGTAATATTGGTAATGGTTGCCATAATGAATTCCTTTGCTGGATTAGAATTGCCCTTCGGGAATTTTCACAGCGGTATCGATAGCAATCACGCCATGATCGGTCCAGCGCATATTGCCGCCGCCGTGGTCGATATTCCAGCGCATTTTTTTACAGCCGCTCACCACCCCCACCAAGGCTTCGGATTTATCGCCGTGGTCGTCGGTCACATGCGAGAAGAAAAACGGCATACCCCCATGTGCGGCCCCAGAAGCGGCAAATACTTGGGCCAATGCCTGTCCGCCCAACAAGAGTGCGCGGTCTATGGCATGCGTGTTGCCAAAGGCCGGGTCTACCACGGCTGTGGCCTCGGTTTGCGTGTGGTAATCCGTGCTGTAGGATATGGGATTGCCCGCATAAAAGCGGATAGGGTGTGGCATTTTCATGAGTAAAATACCATTCCACAATCCGGCCTCGCCTGAAAACAACGGGTGCTTTTGCGCATGGTCTACCCGCCGGTTGGCCTCGACCTGAAACTTGCGAAAATTATCATCCGCCGCAAACATGCTGTATTGGGCCGGGGAAACCAGCATCACACGCAACGGACTATCGCCTGCCAGTTTATCGCCAGGAATACGCACCGCATGGGGGGGCATGGGCATACTCTCCACCATGCTGCGCACGGCATCGACCACCGCCATATCCAACACATCGCCACTGGCAATATCCACCTGACCGCCCGTGTGCGAAAATGGTTTAATGCCATTGCCGCTAGAATCTGCCATATAGTGGCGGTTTTTGGTCGGGGCCAATACCGGATTGACCAGCGCTCTTTCAAAGCGCGCATCAGAAGCCAAGGGCAAGCGCCAATTGGCATTGTTTTCAAAACCGCGCGCACCTGCCAAGTGGACTAAAATGCTTTGGTCTAGATAGCTTTCTGCATGGCTCTGGGCCACTGGGCGCGCCACATTGGCAAACGCAATCGCCGAGCGAATCGCCGTCATATTACCGCCAATTTTGACGGGAAAGCGCGCTTGATTGGCGCGAATCCGGTCCACCTCGTAAGTCATACCGGTGCCGCGCCCTTGCGCCACTTCTTCGCCCATAATCGGCAGCGCACTGTGCGGTTGCAGATAATAAACTTCCACCTCATCGCCACTGTTTTTCTTTAGGTCTTGCGTGCGCACAATGGGCATATCCGAAGAGCTTTGCCGCTCAATGGTACTATTCAATTGTGCCTCACTATTGGGCATGGGGCCACTCAAGCTGCCCAGTGTCGAATTGCGCCGCATGGCCTGTGTGGTCATGCCTGCACCCAATAAACGCATGGCCTTGGCAGAGCCTGCCGCAATATAACTGTTTGCCATTTTTTTACTCTTCCCTCGGTCGTTTGAAAATCAGTTCAGTGCCGCACTTTGCGCAGCCCGCATCAGTGCCTCCAATTGCGCGGCATTCATGTTGGATATACCCACCAATTGCGCTTCTCCCGATGCCTCGCTCAATGCCGCCAATGGGTCTACTTGGGGCGCACTGCCCGGTACATGCGATAAAGACAACGGCACCGGAGTAGGTTTTTCTGGCGCTGCCTTTTGGGGAGGTATCGTGGTTGTACTCTCTGTTTTGGGTAGACTGGATTTAAAAGTATCCAGCATTTCTACCACTTGCTCGGTCGTCCCCTGATGAATCACATTCATCACGGCATTTTGCGAAAATGACGGCAGCGCTTGCAGCCATTGCCGGAATTCGCTGGACTCTATCGCCTGATGCGCGTCTGGGTGTTTTGCCAAAATCGCTGATTCATGCGCTTGTTGCGCGCTTTGTTGCTGCTGCTTGGCAACCGGTTCTATCTTCTTTTCTACCAATTGCTGCGCCTGCTCGCGCATTTCTTGGCGCAATTGCGGGATAATGGTGTTGACCACTTGTTCCATACCCTTGGCAATCGCGGCTTCCGATAAATCGCCAAAAATGGCCGGGTCTACCTGAAACGCCGGGGCCGCAGTCTGTGGCGTTTTTTCCGGCGGCGAGTTATCCCCAGTCGCTGGCAATTGGGCCCGCAATTGGGCGAGTTGTTCAGCCAATGCAGCATTTTCCTGTTCACGCTGTGCAAACGATTGTTGCAGGGCGCGCAACTGATTTTCTACATCGGGGGTAAATCGGCCCGCCTCGCTCGCGCGCTCACCACTGCCTGCCTGCGTTTCCTGCTGTGTTTGTGGCGCTGCTTCTGCGGCCGTTGGGGGCGTGGTTTGTGGTGCAGCCGCTGGTGCATGACTGGCCTCTTCCAAAGCCGCCGCAATAGCCGCTTCAAACCCTTGTGGGTCGGCAGCCGCAGCCGCCAAGGTTTGCACTTCATCCATACCCGCATAATCTGCGGCCCCGGCGCTGTGACTGGTATCTGTGGTATTGCTCATAGCCTGCCACTGTGATTTTTCCGCGCGCCATTGTCAAACTCTGGACGGAGAATGATTTTCTTAAACACGCGCTCCAGCACCGAATCATGGTAGGTGTTCAGTTTGCCAAAGCGTGGGTCACGCACGCTGCCAATAGTTGACATCCTCCCCTTGCTAAAGCAAGGGGATTCCTACCGCGTCTTTGGCAAGCCCAATTGTGCAGGGTATTGAGTGAGCGGCCCAATAACAGCGCCGCCTCTTTGGTCGGCAAATGCGTGCGCGTTTCATTTCCATGTGATGCCAAAATGTCACGAATTTTGGTCGCACGTGGGGTAGGCACATCTTGCTGCCACTCTTCGCCCATTGCCTGAATAACACGATGAACGACACCGCACAGCCTTGCCAAGCCGCGCCCTGTCAAAAACGGGGGGCCGTCAGAGAGTACACCCATACCCACACCATCAATCTCTATGTGACGCTCGATGCCCAAGTCCAATTGCTGCTGTTGGCTGGCTACCTTTTGAGGCATTTTTAGAACCAACGTCTTGTTTTCATTTATGTTTTTGGTGGCTACGTTCTTTTCGTTAGATGCTATAAAGTCTGCTGCTGTAAGCGGCAGTTCACGCTCTATGGCAAGCTCCAGCAAGCGCGATTGCACATTTGAGCGTAAGTCGTGATTCAATGAAACAATGTCGGCTGTGCCAAAGTCATGAGGCAGTCGCCCTCGTTGTCGATGCGGGTTTTTTCGCGCCTGCGCTCGTGCATCAGCTTGGAGCCGATTTGCCCTTTAGCCTTCGATGTCGCGGCCTCACGCTCCCACTGCATCAGGCGCTCGGACAGGCTGCGCTCGGCTTGCGCCAGTCGCTGCGATACGGCTTCAAAGGCATTCAAAAAGCGGATGCGGATTTCTCTTGCATCATCGCCAGAAAAGCCCATTGCCAGTTCGGACAGGCCCTTGGCGGTCATCTTGTACATAGGGCGGCGTTCGCCTTTGGCATCGACAAATGTAACCGGCTCAAAATTGAGCCGGTAGTGTTCGGCAATCAGGCTACGCGGATTGGCAAGCATGCTGTCAATGGCGCGCAACACATTTTTATGCCGCTTGCCAAAAGCCAAAGCAACGGCGCGCGAATCGGTGACAAGCGCCTTGCCGTCTGCTGCGATAAAGGGGGTGAGGTCGGATAAGGTGTTCATGCCCGCATCGTGCCCGACCCGCCAAAATGCGGCAAACCCTACACAGGTGGATGGGGCAAATTATCCCCCGCCGCCATAGTTTCAATTCCCTGCAAACCACTATCGGCCTGCTGTGGTAATGGCGGAAAAGCCGGTGAGGTATTTTGCCGTACCTGCATTGCTTGCTGCATATCGGGCGCGGCATGGCCCAATATGGGCGCTGCTTGGCCCACGCCTAAATCCGGGTCATCTCCCACAGGCTGCGGTTTTTGATAACCTGCCGTTTGCAATACCGTATCGCCAATCGCTGCCACTTGGGGATTTTGCACAATTTGATAGGCCGCCTGCGTTGCCGCATACGCCGCCTGCACGCCCGTTTGCACCGCCTCTTGCACCAATTTACCAATGCGTGCCTCACTCTCTGCGCCTTGCTGCGTAATCTGCTGCGCTTTCAATGCCAGTTCACGCTCTTTCAAATCGTACTGCAATTGCGCTTTCGCCTCCTGCATAGCTTGCGCTTTGATACTCTCTGGGTCGGGCTGGCTGCCTGCTTGGCGCAATAATTCTGTCACCTCTTTTTTATTGGGAATCGGCATCAAATCAAACAAATAGGGCATCAAAGCCTGCTGCACCGTGCTTGGCGCGCTTTTAATCGCCTCGGTCAAACTCGCCATTTGTTGTGACCTGAAACTACTGCTGGTCGGCACATCTTCCAAGGCCACACGCAAACGCTGCGCCCGCACATTCATTCTGCGCCGCATCATGCCGGTGATCGGATCGGTCTCTTGCTGATTTAACACCACGCGCCGTGCAGGCGTAAACACATTACCTGCAATCGTCACTGTATGTTCGGCCTCGCCCAAATCTTCAATAATCATGGCCAGCAACAACTCTCCGGCCTCACTGCGCGCGGCTTTAAAATTGTCAAACAATTCTGCCAGCGCGGTTTGGCTTTGCTCCAATTGGGTTTGTTCTTGCAGGCCCGATGTGGCACTGCCGCCACTGCCATCAAAAGCATTCGTCACACCCGACACACTGCGAATCGCCGCGCGCGCATCCTGCATCAACTGAAAATGTTGGGCATTCAGCGGAAAATCCCGTTTTATCTCAAAGCGCGCGCCGTTTTGCGCCATTGCCGCATCGTCTAACACAATATCGGCATTGGTCATCGCAATCGTGCGCCGCAATTGCTCATCGGTCATTAGCGCTGCACCTTGTGTGCGAATCACCTGTACCGAAGTTAAACCCCACACCAGCCGCGCATTCGCATGATTCAAACTGTCTTGCGGAAACACCATGCCGCGCACCAAGCCATACGGTATCCCCGTCATATCCTCGCGCCAACCAAACAAGGGAATATACGGATATTTGCCATGCGCATACGGACTTGGCCCATCGTGCAGACAGTGCGGCCCCAGCCACCAAGCGCGCCGAATACGTGATTGCGTCTCGCTCTTCAATTGCGCCTGTCCGCTTGCCAATAATTGCTGATGTGCGGCATTATCGGCCTCATACGCCACCGCTTGGCGCGATAAACCCGCGCCCGACACCAACACCTCCACCTTCACCCAGCGCCTATACCATACCTCACTCAAGCACACTTGGCGCGCCTCGGTATTGTAATAATGCTCCTCGGCCTGCGTCCAAGCGCGCGCCGCATCTGGTGCATTGTGCAGTGCCGTCGATACTCCACCTTCCAGTCCGCCATTATGGCCCAGACCTAAATAGTCGCTGTGTACCAATACCCCGTGTTGTGATAATATCTCGCGTGCTTGCGGAAACAAATGCAGCGCGCGCTCTGCGTCCACCCAGCGCCTGCGCACCAACCAGCGTGCTTCCTGCATATCGTGCGCCGTCATATCCCAAAAAATCTCATTGCGGTGCACCGCGCGGCATTGGTAGGGATATTGCAGCGACGATGGACTGCGCGTCACCTCCACCCAGCCAATACCCGCAACCAGCATAGAGCGAAACGCCTGCCCCAGGGCACGATCGGCACCACTGTGGCGCTCGGCTTGGTTCAATTCAAAATTCAGCGCCGCCGCAATATCCTCGCTCTCATTATCCGCCGCCGCCTGCGCCGTATCGGCAGACACACGCCAATCCGTGCGCGTTTTGGCCTCATAGCCGCACACACTGCGAATCACAGGCCCAATAATATCCTCTTTGGCTGGCGCAATACCCAGCTCTCTTTGCCGCGCCAACACCTGTGCGTCCAGTTGATTGCCGTCGGCATAATCGGCACAGCGGTCGGCCTGCGCGCGCCACGGCGGCTGTGCCTGCATCTGGCGGACAATCGCTGAATATTCCGGCAACGATAATTCCATTGCCGTCCTGTCCGGTTCAAAAAATTCTCGGTTCATGCCCGCCACTGTCAGGCAGAAAGCGCCACAAGGCAAACCCTAAAGGGAGAACGCCCGCACTGCCTCATCCGCCTGTCGTGCCGTCAAAACGCAATCGTCATTTGCCCGGATTTTCCATTGTATACCATCAGACATTGATCCAAAATATCGCGGCCAATCAAACCATCAATCCCTTGGTTGGAAAATGACGTCTCAATCACCGGCATGGCATCCACAAAAAGGCCCATAGTATCCGTGTCTTGTGATGGTAACAGTAATTTGACATCGTACTGAAAGCAATGCACCCCTTGCCCGTTCGTGGAAGGTGTCTGCATCAAGACAACCCCGCTGGGTTCTATGTGTAATTGATGTATCAAAGCACTATCCACACACGTCATGGTTGCACCTGTATCCACCAAAAAATTACCTTGCACAAACAATGGAGGGCCTATTTCTTCCACATAAGGCCATTGCCCAGCTTTTTGGAGTGCTTTTGCGCGTTGGTCTGTTATTCCTATAACCACTTCAACCATTGCACCGCGTGCTGTAATCCCAATATTCACGCAGGGCATGGTATACCCTTAAAATCTCTACTAAAAAATGCCACTTGCTCGGTCGCTGAAATACGCTTGACCAAAAATCCATCCAATCCAAATTTTTCATACCCTATCGTCAAGGCATCTTCGTAGCTATCGAAAATACCGGCGATGGTATCGGATTGTATCAAGACAAATTTCCCTGCCTTGGCGAGCAACGTGGGCAGTTGCTGGTAATAGGTTGCAAGCTCTTGTTGCAATGTGTGTTGTGTCATGTTGAACTCCGGTTGTTCTAGCCGTGCCCGTGTGCAGCAATGGTAGCAGCTTGGCCACCCGAGCGCACTGCCTCATCGGCCTGTCGTGCCACCTGCGCGCGGCGCTGGCGCAATTCATCCAGCATGCGCCGCTTGGCCCCAATGGGAATACTGCGGTCGGCCAGCACTGCGCGCATGCGTTGATTTATCTCCGTCATGCTCTTGCCCACCTCCTGCACCACGGGCCGCGCGCGCATCTCTGGCCTATCCATCAGCGTCTGATATTTTTCCAGCTCCCCCAATTTGCGCGCTTGCGTTGCCGTCGCGTAAATCATATTCACCTCACGCTGCATACGGTAAAAGCGCTCCGTATACTTATCCGGCGTACTGCCCGCTTGTTTCAACAAATCACCGGCAATCAGCCATTGGTTCACCTGCGATAAATCGCGCTTGGGCGAAGTCGGTAAATCTATCAGAGGCCGCGCTACTACGTCAGCAATCGATAATGCTTGTGTACCCAGCCAACCAAAATAGCCGCGTACCATATGCTCAATGCGTTTGGGCGACACCTCCAACGCCCGGCCCGCTGCAATCGCCGCCGCACTGGTATTGGCACTATAGCGCTCTTGCGGCAACAGGCGCTCATCGGCCATACTATCTATCGCCTGATTGCGGAACATATCGTGATTGAACCACGCCTCGCCCAAGGGCCGCACAATTTGCGGCACCGGATTCATACTCAAATTTTCTGCCAAAATGCTCACCAGGGTATCCTTAAAATCTTTCGCCTGATAATCATTACCCGCCACTGCCAGCTCGGTAAAGCGCTCCACCACCGTGCCCAATGCGCCAATCTCAAACGGTTTGGGAATATAGGCCCACGTGCCGCCCAGCTTCACCGGCCAATAGGTATCGCGCACATAATCGGGCAAGGCGGTATACTCCTCGTCATCGGCCTGCAACAAATAGAGCAATGCCGAAGCCATGCCTATGGTGCCCGCCACTGCGGCAAAGCGTTTGGGGTCATCCTTGGCTCCGCGCGCCAGTTTGTCCAGCCCTTGCAATCGTGCATTGAAAAACGGCAACACCTGCGCCAAAGCACGAATCGCCGCACTGCTGCCCAAACTGGTAAAATTCATCAAATCACGCGCCGCATAACTGGCCTGTAAATGGCTGCCGGTTTGCGCCAAAGTACGTTGGTACACCGCCGCGCGGTTCATGGTCTCTGCCCTATCTCCACCTTCTTGATAACCGCGCCACAGCTTGCTAAAAAAGCGCTTCAGTTTATCCGGTGTATCTAAAATCTGGCTATCGGCAAAACCATGGGCAATCATGCGCCGCGCACTCTCGGCCTGCTGCCCATCATTGAAACTGCCAAAACGCACCGCTCCACCACCGGCCAGCAATTGCGCCATCGTATCGCTGTCTTTGGCCGTCAATTGCCAGCCCATAATCGCGTTCTTTATCGGGTTATAACTGCTATCGGCCACAGCCACCGTTTGCAGGGTATCGCGCATCAAATTGCGGATTCTAAACACCGGCGAAACCGTCACACCCACGGTCAGCGCATGCTTGAATTTGGCCGCCGCCTTCATGGCTGGATTGTTGTAGCCTTGGAAATTGAGCGCGTTTAACGCATCCAGCACCAGAGTATCATCGACGTGCCAATGCACTTTTTTACCATTTTGCATGGTCCACAGATTATTTTTTTGATAGGCTGTGGTTTTTGTCGCAATCCCCATTGCCACGGCTTGCTCCAATGAGGCATTCGCCGCCATATTGCGCATACTGGCCGCCAGCATCATATGCCAGTTTGCCATAATATTTGCCAACGGGTCGCCCAGTTTATCCGTGCCGCCTTTCAAACGTTTTATCACATCTTGCCGCGCCAAGGAGACTGCACCACTGGAAAAGTCCATCGGTTCGCCGTTTTCTGTGACGCGATAAAACGGCAGGTAAAAATCATGCTCCCATTGCGCCCGCCCGGCTTTGTCCACCAGACCGGCCTGCTCGGCAATATCCAGCATCGCCTTGTTGTATTCTTGCAAGCGCTTGTGGGTCTCATGGTAGAGCTGCGCGCGCTCTTTGCCATTGGCGGCTTTGCCCTGGGCAAATTGCTTCAAAGCGGCAATATCGTCTGGGGTAAAAAGGTTTTCTCGGCCCTCGGCCATGAGGCGTTCGGCACGGTTGCCTGCCACCCACATCAAAAACTGGTTGACCTCTTTGGCATCACCCAAGCGGCCCAGCGCGCCAAAGAAGCCGCCGCCCGCCTGCTTTTGAACCGCCAGCGCGCCGTCACGCAATTGGGGCAAGCCATGCAGTGTCACCGCCTCTAGGGCACCGTCCGTCGCCTTGGACAAGTGCGCCTGCATAAAGCCGGTTTCTGATAATTGGCGCAGTGGCCGAAACTGGTCAAAAATGAGTTGCACCGCGCGGTCCTTCAAACGCCCATTGATGGCGCGCAACATGGCCGATACCGGCTGCTTCGGACTGAAGGTATCAAACTTGGCAGCCGCTGCTTTTTGCCCCGCCGTCCACTCCTCGGGAATCGCCACACTCTTGTCCAGCCAGCCGTCCGCCTTGTCCAGCGCCGCTTGGCCAGCGTCCAGAATGCGGCGGCTGCGGGAAAAGAGGATGTCGGGCTTGTCTTTGGTGGGGGATTGGGGTAGACTTCTGGGGGCTTACCGTGGGGGCCATCTCACCGGCATTAGGAGATTGTAGGTCTACAAAGCCCGTTGCGCCGGACGCTTCAGCAGGAACGGGGTACCTGCTCCAGATTTTCGTCCAGCCCTGATTTTGCAGCATGCGTGGTATGTATTGTTTCCCTGCGGGGAATGCGCTGTTCACCCTGTAGAAATCTTCGCCGCCGGTGTGATCAGGTTCGAGTTGCAAGAATGTTGCTTTCCCGTGCCGCCCTGTCTGTGCGGCTACAAGTTGCTTACTGTTTTTGATTTGATAAATAGTGTCTACCTGACTTACAGCCTCTTGCACAAAGGCCTCTACGCTTTTGAAACCTGCGCTTCTTATTTCTTTACCGTGCCTATTTTCAATATGGACTAATCCGTATCCTGTACCGTCGGCGTTTTGCACGCCTTGTTGCAACCGAATCTTCCCCGCCTGACGGCGCATGTCTCGCCCCATGGCCAAGGTAATTTCGCCATAGTCCAGTTCTCCATTGGGCGCGGGTACGAATTCTTCGTGTCTTGGGCTGCTGGATAGGGCTGGGTTTACCTGCCGGTTGCGTCTTTCGATTTCTTGTGCCAGAATCAGAACATCCCTCGCAGAGCGGATGGACTTCGGGGCAATCCCATCGGATTGAGAAGCCGACTCCACCCATTTGGCTGCGGGGGATATTTCGTTAAAATCAACCGCCTCAACGGTATAAATCGAATTGGACTGGCTTTTACGCGCCGTTTCCTTGATGGTGAGCTTGACCAACTTGATGCGCCCGTCCAGTTCCATTGGAACAAAGAACCGATGAAGAGCGGTGATACCCGATGAAGTTCCATCGCGGTCTGGCTTGCTCCAGCCTAGGATTGCGCGCCTGAACAAGTCGTCCACATTAGCTACAGCTGCGGAATGCACTGCTGCGGATTCGGACTTGGCGACGGCGGATTCAGAGAGCATCTTGTCCAGCTTGTTACGCGACACCACAGCCACCATCCCCGTAGCCTGATTGGTGAGAGGCTCTCCTTGAAATGTCTTGACCGCCTCGCGGGCTTGATTAAAGTTTGTGGCTTGTCGCATCGTTGCCGATTGTGCCTGCTCCAAAGCGCGCGCCACATGCTCGGGAAGGCCTGAACCACGCGAAAACGCCAAACCCTGCCCCTGCCTTGTAGAGCGCCCCTGCACAAAACGCCGCGCCGGTTCAATGTAATTGCGAATAATCTCCGCATCCGACATATTCATGGCATTGAGGCTGGGCACATTCTCGCGTAACCACGTCCGAATCGCGGCAATGGCGCGTTTCACAATCCCTAATTGCGGATTCGTTTCTGCCAACTGCGCCAGATACTCTTCAGCGGCAATCCGGCGGTCAGATTCTTTGCCAATATCCAGCCCGTATTCTTTCATCTTGGCAGCCAATTCCGCACGCCGGAACGTGGCAATGCTATTGAGCACCTTATCGAGTTCTGCGCCAAAATGGCCGCGCAAACCGTGGTGCCCCAAAATCTCATGCGCCACCACGCGCGCCACATCTTGCGCGTTGTGCAACTCGGACGCAACCAGATACACCTTGCCGTCGTGCCAAAAGGCCTCGGGGTTGCCGGTCGCGCCGCCGTCTTGCTGGCG